CACCTCCGGTTCGGGGGTATCGCGTTCCAGTTCAACGGGGTACTGCTGCTGCCCTGCGGCCGAGTTCAAGACCCGCGCCCCTGGGAGCGCGGGCACGCTCACGATGGAGCCCTCGACGGGCATCCAGCGCGTGACGAGGTACTCGTCGAGCTCGTCCGGCGAGCCCGCGGCCTTCGTCAACTTCCACTTGAGCTTGATCAAGCCGGCGGAGAGGAACCGCCGCGTCCGGTCCTGGACGTCGCGCTTCACCTTCTGGGCGTCGTCGTGCCGCGAGAACCGCATCGTGGCGAGGAGCTTCTTGTTCTCGACCCGGATGTCCTCGAGCACACCGACGTGGAGCCAGGGGTCGATGATGTTGTTGAAGAGCTGGTCGCCCGTCCGCGCGCCGTGCTCCATCAAGAGCGAGAGCCCGTTCCTCGCGTAGGACATGTCCACGGCGGAGGGCTCGTGGAGCCACGTCAGGATCGCGTAGCCGCGGTTGACCGGCTTCTCGAGGCAGAGGACGACGTCGAAGACGTCCGGATCGGGGCCGTCGCCGCCCTGGTCGCCTGCGGCGTCATCCGCTGCCGCGGCCGCGGCGAGGCGCTCGCGCTTCGTGCACGAGAGGATCTCGTAGGTGACGACGTCCATCGGGGACGTCTTCGGCGCCGCCATCGCCAGCGTCGATCGCGCGCCCGAGGCCTCGCTCATCGTCTCCACGACTGGGTCCATCGCGGTCTGCCCCTCGCCTGGTGCCGCATGTGCTGGCGAATCCGCCAGCGGTCACGAGCAAGCGATAGGCGAAAGGCAAGACGAAAGACATTGGAGAATTACTCCAATGTTCAGCGACCACCTCGATGTGCATGCTCGCGCGCATGGCGATCATGACCGCGATGCCGACGTCCTTCTCGAAGGGCACCACCGTCATCTACACGAGGACGATCTCCGGCTACCCGGCGAGTGGCGGCTGGTCACTGGCGGTGCACATCGCCGGCAAGTCGAAGCTCTCGAAGGGCGCCGTGGCGAGCGGCGACTCGTTCGTGGTGACGCTGACGGCCGCGGACACCGACACACTCGCCGCCAGCAACTGCACCTGGCTCGAGCGCGCCACGAACCTGGCTGGCGAGGTCTACGACGTGGCCACCGGCATCGTGGCTGTGACGCCGAACGTCGCGACCGCGGCCGCGGGCGATCTCCAGAGCTGGGAGGAGAAGGCGCTCGAGATCGTCGAGGCGGCGTTGCTCGCGAGCGTCGGCAGCAACCTCGTGAGCTACCAGATCCACGGCCGGTCGGCGGTGACCGTGGACCGGAACGACGCGATCAGGTTCAGGGACTCGCTCGTGCGCCGCATCCAGCGCCGGCGTAACGGCGGCAAGATCGGCCAGACCATCCACGTTGCATTCCGGAGGCCCTGAACGTGGCCAAGCCTTCCTTCGCAGCGAAAGTGGGGGCTGCGTTCTCGGCCTTCGCCGCCGCCGGCGGCAGCCCGGCGCCGAGCCAGACTCCATCCGTTGCGCCCGCGGCGCCGGCCCCGCCGCGGCGCGGGCGCATGATGCGCGTGGTCCATGGCGCTTACCGGGGCGCGGAGATGTCCCGCCTCACGGGCGATTCGATCGCTCGCACCCAATCCCCGGTCGAGCAGCTGCGGGGCGACCTGCGCATCCTGCGCGCGCGCGGGCGCGACCTCGGGTTGAACGACGCCCTCGCGACCAAGTTCCTCGGCGTGAAGCGCGCCGAGGTGCTGGGCTCACGCGGCGCGCGGCTCCAGGCCCAGGTGCGACGCCCCGACGGCGAGCTCGACGTCGAGACCAATCGGGCGATCGAGGCAGCGTGGAAGGACTGGACCGAGGGCCCGGTGACCGTCGACGGCATGCAGAACTTCGCGCTCTACGAGCACCTGAGCTTCGGCACCATGATGTCCGAGGGCGAGTTCTTCACGCGCAGGATCTTGGGGCTCAGCCGACCCCACGGCCTCGCACTCCAGGGGATCGATCCGGACATGGTCGACGAGACGCGCACGGTCCTCTCCGGCGTCGCCGGCGGCAACGAGATCTGGCTCGGCGTCGAGGTGGACGGAGAGGGCGCGCGGGTCGCCTACCACGTGTTCGACGGCCCCTACTCGCAGGGCTTCTACGCCAGGCCCCGCCGGCGCATCGCGGCGAGCGAGATCGTTCACTCGTTCGTCGCCCAGCGGCTGAACCAGGCGCGCGGCGTCACCTGGTTCGCGCCGATCATGGTCCCGAGCCTCCACCTGAACGGCTACCTCGAGGCGGTCGTGGTCGGCTCGCGCGCGGGCGCCTCGCAGATGGCCTTCATCGAGCAGGACGTGGACGCCAACTCGAACACGTCACCGGACGCGGAGGGCGGCGCCGACGGCGACCCGCTGGGCGCCCAGCCGGTCGAGATGGAAACGTCGCCCGGCACCGTCCTGCGTCTCGCTCCCGGCGAGAAGATGTCGGCGTTCACGCCGACCCAGCCGACGGACCTCTTCGACGACTTCACGACAGCCGTCGAGCGCTGGATCGCCACCGGGCTCCTGACGTCCTACTCGTCGCTCACCGGCGACTACTCGAAGGCGAACTATTCGAGCGAGCGCGCCTCGCAGCTCGTGCAGCGCGTGCTGTGCCGGATGATCCAGGAGCACTGGGCCTTCGTCTTCCGGCGCCCGATCTACGAATGGTGGCTCGAGGCGGCGATCCTCTCCGGCGCGCTTCGCCTCCCCTCTTTCGACTGGCGCCGCTACCGGTCCCATCGCTGGCTGATGCAGACGTCCGAATGGGTCGACCCGGTGAAGGAGCTCGAGGCCTCGGTGATCGAGCTGCAGCTCGGGTTGACCACGATCACGCAGCTGCTCGCGGAGCGCGGCGAGGACACCGAGGAGATGCTCCGCCAGCGCCAGAAGGACGAGGAGCTCTTCAAGAGGTACGGGCTCGACCTGGGAGCGCTCATCGCGCAAGCGGGGAGCGGGAATAGCCCGGCGGCCGATGCGGCGGCAGGAGCCGCGGCCGCGAACAGCGAGAAGCAATCCGCGAGCGCGCGCATCCGCGGCGAGGTCGCGGCCGCGCTGAACGGCCACTCGCACTGACTCGCCGGCGACGCCGGCGTTGAACCCCTCGGAGGCATCGATGTCTCGATCGAAGCTCTACCAGAACGTGAAGATCGGCACTGCGATCGGCAGCGGCGCCGTGGGGCCGCAGACGCTGACCGCCGCCCAGACCTATTTCTCGCAGCCCATCCCCTGCCGCGGCGCGAAGTTCGTCCTGTGCCGCCACAAGTCGACGGATTCGAACACCCCGGGCACGATCACGTTCGCGGTGATCTCCGGGTTGACGTCGACGGCCCAGTCCGCCGTCGGCGTCGGCTACAACGTGCGCGGCACGAACAACATCAACATGCTGGGCACTGGCCTGCAGTTCGGCCTCGGCCACGGCGATGGCGTCTTCCAGCACGACTACGTTTGCGCGCAGATCACGGCGAACGCGGGCTCGAACCACACGGCGTATCAGTGTGACATCGAGGTCTTCTACGACGGCGACGCCGATGACGTGCGCTCGAGCGTGGGGCAGTTCCTGGCGCAGCCGCTGTAGTCGGCGAGAGCTCCAAGAATCGAGGCCCCGGCGGCGCGAGCTGCCGGGGCCTTCAACGTCTAGGCGCCCCGCTCGAATCCCACAGCTGGGGCCGCATCAGCCCACGAAGCTGCGCGATGTCCTTGAGCAGCAGCCTGTCCACGATCCGAACGCCAGAGTCGTAGTTGACGATAGAGGGAGCGTTCATTTTGAACGCTTCGCGGTGGTCAATGCCGGCTTGTACCCGATTCGTCAGTTCGTTGATCTCGCGCAGGTCAGCCATCAGCTGGCCGTTATACGCATAACCTGCCGGATCCGACCTGACGAGGGTCGACCACCAGTCAAGATTCAGAGGGCTGAGCGGGTACATCGAAGTCTGGTCGGCCCCGAGATCGAGCTCGCGCCGCAGGATCTCCGAGTTGGTTCCTAGATACCGAAAATTCGCGTAGAGCTGCTCATAGACAACCCTGACCGCGAGAGAGTCAGCGGCGGCTCTCTCACGCGCCTTATTGAGCGAATCTGCCTCCGCGCGTGAGCGTTCACGGTGATCCGCCAACTCGCCTCGAGCGCTATCCGCGTGCATTGCAAGCGTCTGGCCGAAGAGCACCAGCGCGACTGGCACGATCAGATCATGCACGTGACGTTCGTCGTCGTCCGAGTTCTTGAGCGGTCTGAAATAGCCGGCTAGCAGGAGCAAGAAGACGGATCCCGTGACCCATGTGCCAGCGCTTGCGAGGCCGGCAAGCCGCTGCTGAGGCGTTCGCGCGCCAACTCCGAATGCGCGCGCAAGGCAGATGGCGATGATCAGCCATGCGACGATCTGAGTGCCTCGGTATGCCCATTTAGGCATCGCGGGCCGTCGTCGAGCTTTCACTTCTTCTCGCCCCAGCGAGCCCTGGCGGCGGCGCGCGCGCGTTCGCTGCGCTGCTCGGGCGTCAGCTTCCGCGATCCGGCGGCGCCGGCTGCCGCGGCGATCGCGGAACGCATTTTCGCGCCGAGCCGTCGCGCGCGCGCTTCTCCGCCGGCGGCCGCGACCTCGGCCCGCTCCCGCTTCGAAAGGGCCTTCGCGCGCGCCTTCCCGCCGGCGCCGGCGATCGCGCGTCGGCGCCGCGCGCTTAGCTTCGCGGCCCGAGCTGGGCCGCCGACCTTACCGCCGAGACTCCCGCGGACAGCGGGGTCGCTGAAATCGTCACGTTCGACCAATGCGGCCTCCACGGAACATCACCAGGCGACGGGCCGCGCACGACGGAGGATCCTATCGTGCAGCGCTTGTGACGGGAGATTGGGCTCCACCCGCCACCTGGGACAGGCGTGCGCGAGCGACGCCGCGTCGAGACCCTCGACGGGCACCCGCGAACACCGGGAAGTCTACCTGCTTTGACCAAGACCACGGGAGGGCGGGGGCTTTCGCCCCCGCCCCCGCCGGGTTCATTCGATGAGCTGCCGGCTGCGGAAGCTCACGGTGCCGCGCGACCCGATGACGACGTGGTCGAGCACCCCGATTCCGAGCAGCTCCCCGCACTGGACGAGCCGGCGCGTGATGCTCAGGTCCTCTTCGCTCGGCTCCGGGTCGCCGCTCGGGTGGTTGTGGACGAGCACGAGCGACGCCGCCGAGTAGAGCAGCGCCGGCCGGAACACCTCGCGCGGGTGGACGATGCTCGCGTTGAGCGAGCCGATGGAGATGATGACGCGCCGCGTCGCCATGTGGCGAGCATTCAGCGTCAGCACGCCGAACACCTCGCGCTCGGCGACCTTGAGCTCCGGCCACGCGGCGACGACGTCCTCGGGGCCGCAAACCACGACGCCGTAGGGCATGTCGCCGACGAGCAGCCTCGGCGCGCGGCGAGCGTCGCGCACCATCTGCGAGTGAGTCAGCTCGGCCATTCCGGTGAAGTTCACTGCATCCTCCTTGGGTTCTCGCGCGGGGCCCAATCCCCTCGCGACACCCTCAGATTATGCTAGCTTGCTTGCTTGAGCAAGAAAAAAGCGACGCGCCGGGGCGAAAAACGAAAGCGGGCGGCCGGGGGATTCACGGGCCGCCCGCTAAGGCTGAGACTCGCCTCTCACCCGGGTCAGGCCGGCAGCGGGCCTTCCTCAATCAGCTCGCAATCGAAGGTCCCAGACTCCGTGCGCACCTGTGGCGGCGAGCTTTGGCTCAGAGTCTTGGCTGGCTTGCCCAGGCTTGCATGCCATTGCACCTCGGAGCCAATCGGGACGAGGAGCCTGAACGAGCGCGCCGCGAGAGCGTGCTCCGGAATGCGAAATCGGCGGCCGTCGACTGACAACTCGCCAACGCGCGGATCAATGCCGATAAGTGGGGCGCTGACGTAGGCCGCCGCAGGCCGCTCAACATGGAGCGAGGCACCGGCGGATGAGCCGGTGAGCGAGGCACCTGCGAGATCTTCCCGAGTCGGGTTCACTTACAAACTCCTGGAAGGATTTTCTTCACGCATTCGACGTCAATCTCAAGCATCGTCACGCATGCTCGAATTCGACCGTCTTCAACGCGGATACGCGTCGGCTTCTCGCCGCCTGCGCCCTCTCCCTTGGGGAAGTTCGTGTAGCGCTTCTTGCCTCGAACCGCCCAGTAATGGTGTTTCTTGAAGATCAGCTTCGCATCCGGCGCGCAATGCAACAGCATGCCCTCCACTTCGGCCAGGGAATACTGAGCCTTGCTCAAGGCGCAGAGGACTACGCAGCCTGCTCGAGGTTCTCCACCATGCCGGGCTCGGAGACCAGGCCCACCGATACGGGCCGAATCTCCGCGGCGCGCTTGACCGGGAGCTTCTCAGCGCCCGACGTCGGAGAGCACTGCCCGGCGCGCACGCATCTCAGCGCCTCATCCCAGGCCGCCTTCGTCTCCGGATTGACCGAGCTGAAAACATTCGCGACCTCGTTCTCGAACGCATCGACCGCGTCAACCCCGTACGCGCAATCCTCGAGCACGAGCCGGATCTGATTCCTCACAGCCCTGTAGGCCTCGACGAGCGTCGCGCCGCCCTCCTCCACGCCGCCGGCCGAGACGGTGGCGCATCGCCACGACCCATCCGGGGAGACTTCTCCGAGCACGCTCGTATCGCCGCTAACGCGGACAATCGCGTCGCCGATCTGCATGAGCTCGGAAAACGTCATGATGAGGGGGAACTGCGTGGGGACGGGCATGGGCACGGGCTAACCTCCAGTGGGGCAGCTGGGGAGCGCAGGGCAACGTGGCGGGGCTTTCGTGGCGTCTCTCTCGCGGTTGTAGTGCACAAGAATGTACGTGACCGTGCGTGCAGCCGCAACACAGGATTGCCCGTATGTCAAGACTTCGGCCGGCGAGAAGCTGTCGCCGAACCTCCTTCGGGCCAGCGTGTTGCGGGCCTTTAAACACAGTTTGCAACCGAGCGATTGAACGCTGCTCGTCAACTCTCCCGGCCATGTAAGCGATTTCCGTGCCCGCAGGCTATCGCCTCCAGCCCTGCACCCAGCCCTTCCTGCGGGGGAGCCACGATCGCGCGGGCCGCGCTGGCGCCTGCTGGGCCGGCTTCTCTTCCGGCATCATCGGCGCCGATTGCACTTCGCCCGCAGCCTTCTTCGTCTCGAGGCGCGCCGCCCGGAGCCGAAGCGCGCGATCAGGCTGAGGACCGAGCAGGATCCGCAGCGCCGCGAGCGCATAGACCTCGAGGTCGAAGGCTTCGTTTCGCTCGCGCGTCTTCACCCAGACGCGCACCGGCGGCTTACCCCGCTGGTAGCGCCTGATCACCTTCTCGGCCGTCAGCTGGTCGACGTATTCGCGATCGATCCAGGCCGGCAGATGCATGAAGCCGCTGCCGGGAGCGCCAATCCTCAGCCGGTCATGGATCGTGGTCTTCCCCGCATCCGTGCAGAGCGTGTATAGCCGGGCGCGAAACGCGTTGTTCTTGCTGGGGCGCCCGACGAGCGGTTTGCCGGTCTCGCTTCCGCCCTTTACCGCGAAGACCTTGCGGTGCGCGCGTGCTTTGCAGAACCGATAGACGTCGTCCGACTTGAAGCCGGAGTCCACCGCGACGCATTCGACGCGTAGTTTCTTGCCGCACTCGTGATCCCACGATTCGAGCAGCTCGCGGTCCAGCTCGAGCCAGGCGTCATATCGGCTGCGGTCCTTCGCATCCGGGGGCGCGATGAACGGGATCTCGTTCCATGCAATCAGCCACGACTCCTCGCCGGCGCCGAATCCCTTGATCACGTATTCGAGGCGGTCCGCCTGGACATCCACCGCGGCGACGAGAACGCCGACGCCGGCGGGGACCTCGGACGCGTAGGCCTCCTTCCGGGAGAAGATCACGTCGGGCTCGACGGACTCCGCGCGCTCCTCCCAGGTCTCAGCGAGCCGCGTGTTCACGAAGACCTTCAGCTTCGACGGGTCCTTCTTCGCGTCCTGCCACTCCCGCACGAGCTGCACCCAGGAGAGCCAGCCCAGGGGCGAATAGAGGCTCGAGAGGTGGTAGCTCTTCGTGATGCCATCACCCGGCGCGGTGGCAACCCAGCGCCCACGCTCGAGCATCTCGCGCTTGTGGCGCTCCTCGGTCAGCGCCCCGCATGAGGTGCAGAGTAGGCTCGCGGTCGTCGGGTCGTCGTTGCGATAGTCGATGTTCGACCAGCGGAGCCAGTCCTCGGCGCCGCAATGGGGGCATGGGACCACGAACTTCCGCTGGTCGCCGCGGAGGTACTCGCGCTCGATGACCGAGAACCCCTTGATGGTCGGTGTCCCGGTTGTCAGCTCCTTGCCGCGCGCGAAGTTCGTCTGGCGCTTCCGCGCGAGCTCGAGCGGATCGCCCTCGCCGTCGACGTCGAGGGGATAGGCGTCGACCTCATCCGGGTAGAGATCACGGATGGGAGTCGAGCGGAGCCCTGCGGCGGAGTTCGCGCCGGCGATCTTCAAGAAGCCGCCGAAGAAGCGCTTCGTGAGGATCGTATTGTTGCCGTCCCGAGACCGGTTCTCGAGGACGCGCTCGGAGAGCGCCGGCGTGTTCTGAACGAGCGGAACGATGCGCTCCTTCGAAACGTTCATCGCGACGTCGACGGTCGGCTGAACCATCATGATCGGGCCCGGTCGGTGGTGGATCCCGTAGCCGATGCAGTTCAGGATCGACTCGGTCTTCCCGAGCTGGGCGCCCCACATGAGCACGACGCGCCGCGTCGGGCTGCTCGGCGACATCTCGCGCAGGACTTCGCGAACGTAGGGCGTGCGGCTCGTTCGCCATTGACCGTGCTCGGCGCTCGTCTCGCGCGAGAGCGCGCGGTATTGGTCGGCCCACTCATCGATCGTCAGCTCGGGATCGCGGCGCCAGCCGTCCCGGAAGGCCGCGAGGAACTCGCTGGCGGCTCGGCTTACTGCGGATTCGACGATCGCCATCGCCGCATGCCCTCCACCAGGCCGGTGCGATCGACTTCTCGAGCCCCGGCCGCGATCGCCTTCTTGCGCCAGCCGGGCGATAGATCGAAGTGAGGGACCGGCGACCTGGCCTGGTACCAGGCGAGCGGGATCCGAAGCCCCTGCGCGAAATCGAGCAGCTCGCGCTCGCTCCTGTCCGAGATCATGTGGCAGGCGACTCCGCCCAGCCACGGAGCTCCGCATGGACGACAGATGTCCACGAGGATCATGCCGAACCGCCGGCCGCAGCCTCGGGCTCGGCGGGAAGCTCGAGCGAAGCGAGCTCGTCCAGGGCCCGAGCGATCTCCACCCGGAGGATACGGCGGATCTCACTCGCGTCGGCGACGCTGGCCAGGTCGTCCGCAATCCGATCGGGGATGCTCTCGACCAGGTCGCGAGAGGCGCGCGAGGCCTTGAACGCCGCATCGCGGACCTCGCTCACCGGGACCAGCTCGCCGGATCGGACCTTGAGCTCGAGCTCGGCGAGCTGGGCCTTCGCCCATTCGTGCGCAGTCCGCGCCTCCGTGAGGTCGACCGGCAGCTCGAGCGCCGTCGGGGCCGCCGGGCCGGCCGGCCCGCGGGCCCGGGGAGACGTGTTCTGGTCCCAGGCGGCGTCGGCGGCGAGGGGGTCGATCCGGCCATCGGCGTCCACGGGAATCCGCCGCTCCCGGACGGCCCGGCCGACGGCGGCTCGAGAAACCCCGCGGTGGCGAGCGTAAACCGCCTGCGTCATCCGGCCGCCCGCCGGCGCTGGCGCTTCGCGAGCACCGTTTCGGCGTCGGCCCGCGCCGGCAGCGGTCGAAACCCGCTTCCTCTTCATGCGCGTCGCGTCGGCTCCCGAGTGTGTTTTGTAAACTGTAAACCTAGTTCGGAGACCATGCCTAGACCGGGATCGCAGCCGCCGTCACCCGCGTGCGCCCCTCGGGGAAGGACCCGTGTCGAGGCCCGAATCGTCGCCCTCATCCCCGCGCGCCCAGGGGCCTTCCCAGTCATGACTAGATCCTCACCATGAACACAGCGTCCTTGTTCGGGACCGTCACCGTCTGCTGGATAGCGCCGTTGTTCACCACGGTGTCGTGCACCCCCTGGATGCGCTTATAGGCACGCTCCAGCGTGATGGTCTTGCCGCCCAGACCATTCGGTCCGTCGCCGTTCACGAGCACGATGCCGTTCTGGAAGCGGCGGACCCAGACATGGGACACCGGGTCCTTGAACCCGGGCGGGTCAACCGGCCGGCCGAGCCAGCCGATGCGAGCTCCGGTCGGATCGTGCGTGCCATCTGTGTTGACGCTCCATTCGTCCGCCCATAGCTCGGGGTGCTGGATCTTCTGTGTCTGCGTCTGCTCCGGGGCCACGCAGCCATAGGCGCCCGCGAGCGCTGCGGTCCCTGGGGAGAAACGCGCGAGCTTCATCCATGTCTGCGTGTATGTCGTGCTCGCGTCGTCGCCTTTGACCAGCTGGGTCCCGCCGCCGTCGATGCCTGGCCCTGTGTAGAGCAGCATGTCGGCAACGAAATCGTCGAAGGTGGCGAATCCGCTCGGCGGATTGCTGCCGCCGATGAAGCCGAAGTCCGGGTCCAGCGTCTCGCGAACACGCCCGTACCAGCGGGATAGGCTGTCAGCATCGACGGTGCCGTTGCCCCAGACTGGACCGAACTGCTTCAAATGGTCCACGTAGTAGTCGAGACCAGCCTTCGCCGAGGCGTTCAGTTGCGAGAGGTTCGCCCAGCCGGTCGAAGTGGGATCGAGGAAGCGCGGCGTCCCGTCCGGGAATGAAGGCTCGGCGCCGCCAGAGATCACGCCATTGGCGAAGTCGAGCCAGAATCCTTCGGCGACACCGCTGCCGGCGCCGTGGTCCACGAGCGCTTGGAACATTCGCTCTTTGATCTGCCCGATGTCGATGAAGTAGGCGACCCCGGGCGGGATCGCGAACGGGAACAGCGAGCCGTCCGTACATCGCAGCCGCATGTCGGGCGGTCCCTTGAAGATGTTGAACTCGTCGTTCCAGAGCATCGTCGGCACGATCCAGTCGAACCGTAGCATGACGTTCATGGACCAGAGGACGTGGCACTGCGGATTCTTCGACTTGATGTAAGTGGCAACGTCCTGCCGCTTGTCCATGAACGGGCCGTCAGAGAGCGTGATGAGTGGATACCGAGAGAGCGCCGTCGCCATGCCCTCATCGATCGGACTATCCAGGACGCTCTGCAGCGTCTCCCCGTTGTTGGTGAGCAGGCTGTGGCCATTCCCATGCGTGTAGATGCCGTGATACCAGACGCGCGGGTAGCCGGGCGTCATGGCGAAGCTGAAGGTCTCGACGGGAGGCGGCGGCGACGATGGCGGCGGAGGTTCAGTTGGCCGGCGTGGATGCGGCGGCCGGTTGCGGCTCTTCTCGAACGAGACCTGCTCCAACGGCAGGCCGGAGCCCTGCTGGCTGCGACCGGATCCCGGATTCCAAACCCTCGGACGGAATGTGCTCATCGTCATGAACTTCCTCCTGGCTTTCGTGCGTCCAGATCCGACTGCCTCGCCAGGTCGGCGCGCGTGGCTTCTTCCCGGCATGGAATGCATTCCCAGATGTTGAGCGCGGCGTTGAAGAAGGCCTTCGTCCCTCGACTGCCCGTCGTGCGTCCTGGGCTCGAGCGCGGGATCACCTCCCAGCAGAAGTCGCAGACCTGCGGGAAGCGCACATAGCGCACCGGCGTCCAGACCCTCGGGTCTCGTCGCTCCCAGCTCACGAGGCCTCGCGCTCCGGCTCGCTGGGCGGGCGCTTGCGCCGCCGCGCTTCGAGGCCGAGCTGGATCCGCTGCCAGACCTCGAAGCGATTCACGTGGATATGCGGCGGGGCCACGATCCCGATCTTGGTCTGCTCTCCTTGATGGCCGAGCACCACGATCTCGATCTCGTCGCCGATCATGATCTTCTCGCCGAGCCTACGTCCTAACACGAGCATCTGACCTCCCTGGTCCGTTGAGCTGCTGCGGGCGGGTAGCGCTATCCGTCGCGCCGGTCCCGTTCGGCCCCTCGTCATGCCCCGCCGGCGCCGGCCAGTGGCTGCCCAGCGCGCGGAGCTTCTCGATCGTGCGGCGATTGAGCGCCGGGTAGCCCTCGCGGCTCGCCTGGTCGAGCACGCGCGCGACGATGCGCGGCCCGGGCCCGGCGGCGGCGAGCCAGGCGTACAGGTCGACCATGAGCTCGGCGTAGCGCTCCTGGTCGCGCTCGCGCTTCGCATGCGCGGATCTCCGGGCGTCCGCGTCACGCTGGCACCAGCTCACGAGCAATCCGGCGGGGTTCTCCACCTGGTCCGGGAGTCTCTCCACCATCTCGCGGACGTTCGCAGCATGAATGCGCACGTCGACGCCGAGAGGTCCGAGCTGTGCCTCGAGGCGATGGATGAGGCTCTCGGAGAGCACGTCGGCACGGCTCATGCGCTTCCCCGCTCTGAGCCGCCGTTGCCTTCCGTCGCCCTCGCGATGATGCCCCGGAGCGGCGACGCACCGGACGAGCCAGCCGGGCCAGCCGAGCCAGCGCGAGAGCGCATCTGCGCTCTCGGCGCTCTGGAATCTGGTTCTGACTTGTCTGCTTTCTGAATCTCTGAATTCTGACTTCTTACATCTGTGTCGAGCTGGGGTTGCACCCGGGGTTGAGCCTGCGTTGCACCCGGGGTTGAACCCGTAGTTGCTAAGTCCTTGCCTTTCTTGCGCCCCGCGACGCCCTTCATCGCCCTCAAGTACGCAGCCCGCGCGATTCTCGAAGAGGCCGCGTAATCCTCCTCTATGTCCACCAGAACCCATCGCTTGTGCGTCCTGCCTCGCATCGTGAAGGCGCGCGAGAAGTCCTCGCGCACGCGCTTCCATTCCTCGGGCGTGTAGCCTGCCCAGGCGCGGACGTCCTCCTCGGTCATGACACCCGGCGTCATCCCGAGCGTGCTCGAGCCGTACGTCGCAGCTCGCACGTCCATGAGCCGACCTCTCTGCTCGTGCGTCAGGCGTCTGACCGCCGGATCCCCGAGCCAGTCCTTCCACCAGAACCTCCCGAACGGCAGCGACGCGCCGGGCTTCCACCTGGCGTGCCGATCTCGTCCTTGCGGCTGCTCTTCGCGCGGCTCCTCGTCGGCCATGTCTCGTTCCCTCGGTGTGCTGCTGCTTCCCTGCTCCCCAAGTCACGTCCGGACCCCCTGGCGGGTGGGGCCCGGCCCTTCGCACTTCGGCCAGCTCTTTGGCTTGGGGCGACTCCTCATCCGGAGTGGTGGATCCCCGCCCACCGGCACTGTCGGAACTGCGTCGCCTTACTGCTGGCCTGCGCCGTATCTGCTACCGGTAGTGAGCGGCAGCGTTCTTGGTGGCGATGCTGGCGTTGGCGGTCATCACGGCCTCGCGCACCTTGCGGATCGCGGCCGTGCGGTCGGGACCGGACTCGCACAGCTCGTGGACCTTCCGCGCGAGCTCCTTGCCGGCCTCGCGGATCTCGACGTACCGCCTGGCCTGGTCCCCTTCGGGCGGGTGGTACGTGAACAGCACATCGATCGGGTCCGCGGCTGCTGTCGCTTGCTCCTCGTCCATGACGTTCTCCTCGCTGCGTTGGTGTCGATCGCGATGCCGGCCG